CCCAGACATACCGTCTATGAAAACGGTACCCATCCTACTTTGTAACCTAAAACGCCGTCGCGGGGCACCAGCCATTTCTTATCTGAAATTAGCTGATCCTGTGCATATATCGGCTGTGGATTTAGGACTACTCCGTAGAGCGCTGCAGCAAATTGTACGTCGGGGTCGAAGATTGAGAACCTAACCTTGCGGTATAGGGCTGGTCTATAGACTTTGACGTATCTGATGCAGTTAGCTCGCCAGCGGATTGTCCATTTCTCTTCGACATCGTGAATGACGAGATCGCCAAGCTCTTTAGGGCCGCGACACTTGCGGACGACTGTTGGAAGTTGATCCAAAGTACGAAACCAAGCAGTGCGTAGACCGGAAGCAAGACGATGGTCGTCACCAAAAGCGAGAAGAACCCGCTTGATGCCGTTTGCGAGAGAAATGAAATGTTGCGGTTCATATGGTAGCTCCTTGAGATAGTAGGGCCTCACGGCCTGACCTTCCCAGAAGTCACCTCCGCAAGACTCCCTAAAAGGTCCTGTGAGAAAGGTTTTATCCCTGTTGAGGGCAAACCCACAGAATTTTAGGGCGTTGATGATTACACTCGCTTCCGAAGTGGGGACGATTATGTCGTCTCCAAACACAAACAGATCTTTTCCAGGCTTGAGGCCGGGTGAGACTGTCATGCAAATCGCAGTGAAAACTGCGGTCTCCAGTTCAAATGTGTAACCGTTTCCCATGCTAGAGAATTTCTCTAGTTTGACCCATTTGCCATCCACTTTCGTGCACGGAGATCTGAGTGCATTAAGGTGGTTGAACCACCCATGGGGCGCACAAGCTCTGACTAAAGCTGTGCATAACGTGTCGCTGGCTGACGTCAAATCTATCGTAGAAAAGCTACCATCAATGCTCGCCTTGCGGGCTAACTCTTGATGTATGTCTTTCCCAAGCTCAAGGTCGATACCTTGTCTCTTCAAACGACCCTTCATCACGAGGCCTAGGCCGCGTTGGTAAAAGGCGTTCAGAGAGGGCTCTTTGCCACAACTTCTGTGGGTTAAAGCGGTCTTGGGTACGGTGAAATATTCATTTCCCCGCACTACTTTAGGAACGTCACCTCTGGCGGCCGAAGCCGCACCCCACTTAGTCTCCGACCATGGAAACAAGTGGTAAATGGCAGAGGTAGTCAATGATGGAATCGTGGACATTTTATCTGGAAGTGTCGTTCTCAGACTATTATCCGAAACTGTCGCCCCTGGGCCGAAAGCACCGTCATAGATGACCGGTGGTGAATCGCCGACAAGTTTAGTGAAGTTCTTTCTTAACGACTTGAAGAATTCAAGCATTAAACTGGAAACAATGGAACCATTTAGAGTTCCAAAGTCCAGTACTTCATTAATTCGTCGGTTTGCCCAAAAACACTCCTCTTCAGCGAGTCTCCACTTGCGTAGAGCTTCACCAGCTGGGTCTATACCTGGCACTCGCACATCGAGCTTCCTTAAGAAGTCGGTAGCACAGACAGCGCGGTAGTAGTCCTCATCACAGGAGTAATCGGTTATGTGAGCCTTCATTGTGAATAACTCACTCCAGTTCCCATCTTTGATAAGCAAGCTTACCATCAGAGACCTGGGACAGTTAAGCCCTTCCATATAGGCAAGGGTTATATCTAGCACCTCTGGCGTCAAGATCTGGTCCATAAATAACTCTTAATTAGGAGTTAAGTGGCTGAGTAGCCGGCCTTCATGCAAGAACGAACTAACGAACTTGAAATGATATAGGCCATTTGCTGCGCAGCTTCATTGATCGCATCTTGTGATACCGTCTTTGGGAACATGAAGTTCACATCGCCGGAAATCTTGTCAACGACCGAAGTCAGACCAGTGGAAGTGTTAGTCGCAATCACGGGGTACTGAAACGTACCACGAAGGACGCGACGAGCTCCCTTCATACCCTCACGGGCGACAAGGCGAAACTCAGGGTGGTGCGCAGGCGCACTCCCGACAGTGACGTCCTGCCAGACGGCAGGAGAATTGTCACCGGCAGAAGGCTGGATACCGGTATACGAGGCTGAGGTAACACCGTCGTGCTTATATGCACTGATAGTATTGATTTGGGGCATGGTTATGTCCTAGATCCTCGGCAACTTCTGAAGAAGCAGCGAGATTGCAGTTAAACCCCTCATTAGACTAAGTCTTGGTGGGGGGGCGAACCGAAGTGTAACTTCGGGCAGTCCGAGAAATCTCTCGAAAAGAACGCCTTCTTTTACCCAGTGGGCACCTGTCTCCGGCTCTGCTTTATTGCAGAACCAGTGACCGAGCCACGAAGTGTAAGCGGAGGCTGATAGCTTATATCCATGGAAAGGATCAACTACATTGACGCCGACGAAGTCGGTATATTGAGACAATACTTGCCCAACATTTCCGAACCAATCGACGACAAAGGAGAAGGGGATTAACTCCCATAAGACCGTAGCAGGGTTAACTAGACCCGTACGGTTGGCCAGATAAGCGTTTGGGTTGTTGATGGATGCGTAGCACCCAGCGTGAACCCTTAACTTACCTTTGTAATCTTCGAACCAGAACCCCGGGGTGCCGTTTTCACAGGTTGTATCAATGTATGTGTATTTACTCACATCAGTTGACGCAGCCCCACGTAGACGGGAAGTCGGGAGAGCTTGCTGAAGAAGGTCACACGTCGCGTAGATATCCTTCACTAGAGGTTCCCATCCAAAATGGAATTCTAGAAAGGCGTTTCCAACATCACGGATTACTCCGTGCCGGTCCTTACCTCTGTACTTTTCGTGCAGGGCAATGACACGTCGATCGCGTCCGCTGAGATTTAGTTCCCTAGCGGCAGAGTATATATCAAAACGTTTGAGATGGCGCGTAAAGCGTACAATCTGCATAGTCCGATTTGCTAACGCATTTACGGACTGTTGACGTTCAGCTATATTGACGGCCCACATCGACGACGTTTCCCCGAGTTGGGACACTAGTTGTCCTCTAACCCTATTTAAAAGATCGGAGTAAATACCTAGCATCCTTTCGGGGATGTCAAAACCTACAGTGTGTCCGGAATCAGGTCTTATTTCCTGGCCGGGCCCACCTGGTCTGTCTATCAGAACAACATTAGAAGTCTTAATTGCTGCCATCTTGTAAGATGTTGGCTTATTATACGGTCGGGACTGTGAAGTCCTTCGAGTACTAAGACTGTAGTAGCCTGAGAAGTCAAATAAATTGATCCTACTCACGGTTCTATCCGGTTTTGGTGCTATTGACAAGAAAACCTCCTAATGAAAGTCGAGCCTATGGATGGACTTTGCTGATACGTGATAAAACATGCAACAAGGTCGTTGTGTGCATGTCTCAGCACAACATCACCTTACGTATCGATTAGATACTTTGGATGATGAGAGCGACC